GTTGAAGTACAGAAAATATCTGGGACATTTCACAATTATGGTGTATAAAACCTTCGATTTGGGATTACGGTGCGTGCACGCGGTTGCCCCTGAACGAGTCCGGGAGCAAGCCAAATTAACAGTCTACACTGATTAATTTTTCATACACAACACTGTCCATATCTATCTTTGCATCATTTAAAATCACGTCACGGAAAGCTTCTGAAACGTCAAGACCAAGAAGGCCATAACGCTCCAAACAAAAGCATGTAAAATCAAAATCATCAAGTGCCTGGGGCACCACAATCTTGCGTTTTATATTCTTTAAAGTCACTCCCGCGGCTCTGGCGTTCCAAGAAAGACCCAACAAAGAATCGGGATCCTTGGCCACGCCAGCTTTGACAAACTCGTGATTAAATCTGAGCAAAAACATGTCCCTAATCAAAGGTAGATATCTAAACTCATAAGCATAGCCAACTGATTTGTAAGCCATATACTGGGCGTCAGTCACCGCCTCATTGTTATTAGCTCTCATATTAAATCTACCCAAGGCTTTCCCCAAGAGGGGCACAGTGAAGTGATAGCCAAGGCGACTTGGTACGAAAGATTTCGACAAAAAGGAGGCTTGGAAAAGTTGCTGATGCCTTGAAGTCTTAGCTTCCATATTAGCTTCAGCAGCAATAGAAGTGTAGACCTTTGTAGCATAAGCAACTTTGCCCCTGAACTTACTTATCATGTCGTCGCCCATGATTATTGTCACCGAATCAATAGGTTTAACCTGCAAAACATAAGCCTTAAGGATGCAAGCATTGAGTATGCAATTTCGGAAAGTGGTCATAGCAAACCCAGTAGGCATGCTATTTTTTGCCCTGAATGAAACGCCATGTTGACTAGACTTGACCCTGTAATCGTTAGATAACATGTCAAGACGGACTAGCCACTCTGGCGCCCCAAGGGCTCTCTGAAATGAACCTACTACAATGCTAACATCTTTGGTTTGTGTTTTGTCATTGGCTGAGAAATCTGCCTCCAACCAATAATCATCTTCATGTTCGCGTTCTAACTGCGGTACATAGTCAGTTGCGATCTTACGGTAAGACGTTCGAATCTTACAAGTACCAGTGGTGCGATTACAAGCCTCATCGAACCTCTTCATGAGCTGGTTGATAATAGGCCCGGCTAGGGCGTTATGCAAATCAGAAGATTTGTATATAACCCTAGGCGCCC